GGCAAAACAATCATACAGATGGATTGGTGAAATGATATATCCGCCATCACTATAAGAACTGAATACACTCAGTTCTATTATAATAACACAACATAATTAAACTAAAGTATCGGTTAATTGGTTGAAACTCTAGGTGTATATAGGGACCGAATGTTGCGATTGAAAATTTCGACTGATTAATACGACCAGAACAATAATAACCGAGGCGTGGATGTGGAGACTTTAATGAGTTGTTGGCAATGCAGACCACTGAATATGTCTAGGCATTGAGTAGGAAAGTTATTGTTCGAATATGCTACTGTGGCGGAAATGGCAGACGCAAGGGACTTAAAATCCCTCGATAGAAATATCATGTGGGTTCGATTCCCACCAGTAGCATTACCAGTGATCTAACAGAAAGGAGAACATCATGAAGAATGCAAGGTCGGGAACAACACAATATACAAAGAATCAAATGCAAGAAATGTCACAATGTTTGGCATCCAGAAAAAGATAAGATTTATTGGGATGAAAAAGGGTATGGGTATTCGACCAAATTATGTAACTGCCCTGAATGTAATACTGTGAATATAATAGAATATTACGAGGACTGCAGCCTCGATATTAATAAAGACACTTTATGGTATAGTTATTAAACAAATTAAATTTAAGGAGATAAACAAAACAAATGGAAACAAATCTTAGACAGGCTGATGCAAAAGTTAATGTAGAAGGAATGGTGTCTGAAGTGGAGTTAAAGGAGGAGTTTGACTCTGCTCTGAATTGCAATTCAATTACTGGATATTTGACGGTAAAGACATCTGACACAAATTTCGTGCGATTCAATGTTCGTATGAATCAGAAGACAAAACTAGGCAAAGACAATCGGGCTTATGCGGGTATTGTCACGGTTATGAATGAATATCAGTCAATCGCCAAGGTTGGTGAGGCAGACGCTGATAGGGTAAGAGTTACTGGTGATCTTAATCTTTATCATTCAGATCAGAATAACCAGGATGTAGTTGGTTATAAGAGCAATTTCTTTAATAGAGTTACTGGCGAATATAATCCTCATGCGGAATTTGATGTAGAGATGTTTATTTCGGGTATGACTCCTGAAGTTGATACGGATGGAGAAGAGACAGGAAGGCTACTTGTGAAGGGCTGGGTTCCGCAGTACGAAAATGGAATTGAACCGCTGACTCTCGTGGCTCCTTCAGAGGAGGGACTTGCAGATGCAGTTGAAAATACATTTGAACCTGGGCAGACTGTCAGATTCTTTGGCAACGTAATTAATGACAGGGTCGTTATTAGAAAAGAAATCCCTGTTGCTATTGGTAAGCCGAAGGTAGAAACCAGAACTATTACTAAGAATGAACTGGTTATTACTGGTGCGTCTGAAGCTTATGAAGAGGATGTAACGCCTGAGAAGCCTTATCCTGCTGATACTATTAAAGCTGCTATTCAGGCGAGAAAAGATAGGATTGAAAGCAGAAAGGCTCAGAATGCCGCCAAAAGTGCTAACCCTGGAAGAGGTAATGCACGACCTAGTGGAGCCTCAAGAGGAAGATCCCTTGACATGGGATTTTAATGGACTCTGGTGAAAGTGAGGTGAAACAAGGTTATGGCAGTAACAGTAGATATTTTTAATCCGCAGAAAACAGTATTGGCTAAAGGACTAGAAGGCAAGTCGTTTCTTATATACGGCGGGAATTCGCTTGGAAAAACTGCTCAAGCGGTACGTTTTCCTAAACCTTTTGTTATTGCAACAGAATCTGGCTTAAATGCTACAGCGGGCGTGGCTTATAATAGAGCAAATACTTGGGCTGATGTAAAAAAACTGGTTAAACAGTTTACAAGTAAAGCTACAGTTGATAAAGCGAGAGAATTGTATGACACCATTGTAATTGACGAATTGTATGCTACAGCGCTTTTATGTCAGGAATATGTCCAGTCAGTAATTGGTGGTGGCGCATTAACTCTTGGAGATACAGTTGAAGATGGAAAAATCAATCTATATCAGGCGTATGAAAAAGAGTTCTTCCGTACAGTAAACACTTTACTTTCGTGTAATTACACAGTTGTGTTTATTGGTCATGAACAACAGAATAACAAAACTAAACAGATGGTTCCAAAAGGCGATAAACGAAGTGTAGACCCTGTTCGTGATTTTGTTGATTATGTTATTTATCTTCAGTCCAATGGAGTTGATGAAGACGGTAAAGTAATTCCTTCATCTGCGTATCTAGCTGAAACCCCTGACTTTTTTGCTAGATCCAGATTTGATGGAACGCCAACTTATCTTCCTGAATGGAATGTTGAATCATTGATTGAAGCAGTTAATATCGGTATTGAAGCTGAAGAAAAGAAAACAGGAATCAAAGCTGTATCGTATGATGAGCAGAAAGCACAAAACACATCCAAAACATATGATTACGATGAAGTAATGGATGAAATTCAGGAATACGGTCAGAAATTTGCTGAATCGGGACATATGGATGAACTTATTGATATTGTAGAAGAAACGTTAGGCAAAGGTAAGAAAGTAACTCAATGTACCAAAAAACAAATTGAAGCAATGGTTATTATTCTTGATAACTTAAAGGATATGGCTTTTGAATTAGGACTTGAGTAATGGCTTATAAAAAATGCAGTCTCTGTGGGAAACCTATCCGTCCCACAGAGACTCACGTTCCCTATAAAGGAAAGTTTGTACACGATCATTGTTTTAATGATGCAATGAAAGCTTTGGGTGAAGGAAAGAAAGCAAGGCTTAACGCATCTGCGGAACAGAAGAAAAAGAAAGACGCTTCAAAGAAAAAAGCCCAAGCTGAACTTAAAGACGGCATGTCTGAAGAAGACTATGCTAAAAAGAAGCATTATTATGAGTATTTAAAAGAGTTATTAAATGATGAACAGCTTACCGCAAAACAGTTTGCGGTATCTGAAAGATATATAGAAAGATATAATTTTACTTTTGAGGGGATGTATCAAACATTGGTCTATCTGAATGAAATTCTGGAAAAGGAATTAGTTGGAGATATTGTTGGTATCATCCCCTATTATTATTCAGAAGCTGAACAGTTCTACAAAGAATTGCGGCAGATAGCTGATAATAATAAAAAGATTAATCTTAATAAGCTTTACTCTGACAAACGGGTAATTAAAATCACTCCGCAGAAACGAAAAGTAAAGCAGATGGATGTTGAGAGTATAGGAGAGAATATATGACGTACATGGATCAGCTACATTTTGAAATCTTGATAGGTGATTTCTTGGAAGAGATCAAGCCAGAATCGTGTAAAGATTTAGAGGATATTTCAGAGGCTCTGCATATCGCTCTGGAGAACGCCATTCAGGATTATATCAATGATAATAAATCATTGAATATAGAAGATTATTCATCAAATTATTAAGAGAGGTAACAAATGTCATACGAAGGTCTGGTAGATAAAAGAGCATATCTTAACGTAATAGGATGTCTGATGCAGGACTCTTCGTTAATTGATGATATGGACAGGCCGTTATCACGGTCAGATTTTAAAACGGAAGATTTTTATGAGTTACTGTTTGTAGCTATCTACAATCTGTATATTCAGGGCTGCGTGACCATTGATGAATTTGCTATAGATAGCTATCTTAGCAATTATAAAAAGCAATATAAAATCTTTCAAGATAATCATGGACTAGATTATTTAGTCAACGCCAGAGAGATTGCTTCTCTTGAAAACTATGATTATTTCTACCACAGAATGCGGAAGTTCTCTCTACTTAGATATTATGAAAGTAAGGGCGTTGATACCAAGAGGTTGATCTATGATTGGTCTATTACAGATGAAAGACAAGCTGATATTGAGAAGCAAAAATTTGAGGATTATTCTGAATCTGATATAGTTGGCATCATTGAGAATGAACTGGTCATTACACCCAAAATGGATTATTGCTCTGATATCTTATCAGAGAATATTCAAGCGGGTGATGGTATGGCTGAATTGGTTGAAGAATTATTGGAAACGCCAGATTTTGGTTATAATTTTACGAGTCCTTTCTTTAATGCTTTGTGTCGTGGAGCAAGACGAGGTAAGTTTTATTTAAGGTCAGCCAGCAGCGGAGTCGGCAAAACGAGAAATTTTTTAATGGATGCTTGCAATTTTGCCATTCCTTATACATGGGACAAGAAAGAAAATAAGTTTGTATATACTGGTCATAATGCACCAACATTGTATATTGGTACAGAGGGCAGCCTGAGAGAATTTCAAACCATGGTACTTGCGATTGTATCTGGTGTCAACGAGACGCACATTGTAGAAGGAGACTATGATGATGGTGAACTGGATCGGGTGAAAGAAGCTGTCCAGTATATTTCTGAAAGCCCATTGTACTTGGTTTATTGTGATGATTTCAGTATTACAGATATTGAGAACATTGCTAAGCGATACGTTCTCACTTATCAAGTTGATATTTTCATATTTGATTATATCCAGAATACTATGCGGCTCTCCAATGAGGTCAATTCCAAATCCAGTATGCGAATGCAGGAATGGCAGATACTTCTTATTTTTTCAACTAGGATGAAAGCATTAGCAGAGAGACTGGATATTGCTATTATTTCTGGTACTCAGTTGTCCACTGAAGCTAAAGATGCCAGATATAAGGATCATACTTTATTACAGGGCAGTAAGGCTATTGCAAATAAAATTGATATTGGCTTAATCTTATCTATTCCAAACAATGCTGAGAAAAAGAAAATAGAGGCACTGACTAGAAATATCATTGGTTGTCCAGAAATCAATCTTCTTCAATGGTGCTATAAAGTCCGTTCTGGAAAGATTTCAAGAATAATTATCCTTAGTCATATAGATCTTGGAACGATGCGGATTAGAGATTGTTTGGCTACAGACTTTGATTTTATGGAAGTAATTCCTATTGATATTACCAGAGTCGAAACTGTAGAAGCTGCCGTAAAAGCGAATAGTGTTGGGATAAATACAGTAAATTCAGAGTTGAATCAGACTGATGAAGAAGTTGTCGAGGATGAAGTCCCGTTTGAAATTCAGTCTGAATCTTCCGATTTGGACAATAAAAAGTTGGTATTCTAGGAGTGTGAGATATGCAATACTTGGATAAAGATTATATATTGAACACTCTGACGACAGACGATGTAATTAAAATATGTGAATTGCTTGGGAGTCCAAATTATAAACTGGATAACCATGGTAACCCTTGTTTCTGTACTTCAATCTGTCATGGCGGCGATTCCCCATATAAACTAATTTATTATCATAATCCGACAGAATACGAAAATAGAAAACATGGAGTCTTTAAATGTTACACCTGTGGCGATACCTATGACATTGTTGAATTGGTCATCAGAGCATTCAGACAACAGGGTAAGACTTATACTTGGTATAAAGCCTTAAGATGGATTGCTCAAGTCACAGGAAAGCTGGCAGTAGCAACATCTGATCAGCAGCCAGAAAGAATTCATGTAGAAGATTTCTCGTGGATAGACAGGCTTAAATCGGCACAAAAGAAGAAACGTGCTATTCCCAATCTATCTGAGATAAATGAAAACATCCTGGAGATATTCTGTTATTTACCGCATGAAGAGTGGCTTAAAGATCATATCACCTGTGAAGCACTTGGTAGATTTGGAATAGGTTATTATGGATTAACTAACCAGATTGTGATTCCACATTATGATATTAACGAAAGATTAATTGGTATCCGTGGGAGATATCTGGATAAAATAGATATAGATTTAATAGGTAAGTATGTTCCATTACAAATTGAGGGGAAATTCTTATCACACCAGCTTGGCAGTAATCTTTACGGCATCCATGTTTGTAAGGATGCAATAATGAGAAAGAAAAAAATTATGTTGGTCGAGGCTGAAAAGTCTGTTCTGCAAAGTTATAGCTATTTTGGAGAAAATAGTTTTACTGTTGCCACTTGTGGATCAGCAATTACGTTAACTCAGATCAAAATTATAATGGAACAGTTACAGGTTAGCGAAGTGTTGTACGCACCAGATAGAGACTATCATGAATCTGACAGCTTTGAAGCAGAGGTTTGGTGGCAGAAACAGTTAAAGAAAGTCGCCCCATTGGTTCCTTATGTCAAGGTGTGTATAGTCGCTGATAAGAAAGATAGATTGAATTTTAAGGACAGTCCAACAGATCATGGTAAAGATACGTTGCTTGAACTGTTGGATGAAAAGATCGTGATTACAATGGATGATATTAAAGCCTTGGAGAAAAAATAGATGAAAGATCAAGATACTTATATTGGGGAACCTCAATATTATATACCTATGAATGAGGAAAAATATGTGTATGCTATTTGTGAATGTCCTTTACCTATATCATCATATGCACTCATAATACCTCGTCGAAAAAATGTGTTTGAATATGCATTTAAATGTAAGAAATGTGGGACTTCTGGGACTGTATATTCAGGAGGCAGGCAATGATATATATTCTATTATTAACCATGTTTTTCCTACATATTGTAGATGATTATTACCTACAGGGCATTTTGGCTCAGATGAAGCAGAGATGTTGGTGGCAGGAGCATGTGCCAGATGAACAGTATAAAAATGATTATGTTATGGCACTAATTGAGCATGGATTCAGTTGGACATTTATGATCCATATTCCTTTTTTCTTGATGGTCATATTTGGTGGATACCAGATTCATTGGATGTTTCCAGTATTTACATTTTTCTGGAATTGGATTTGCCATACTATAATAGACCATATGAAAGCAAATATAGGCTGTATAAACTTAATTGAAGATCAGATTGTACACATTGTACAAACAATTTTAACTTGGGGAATATTATTTGTAAGATGAGGTAATTTTATGAACGAAGATATTTTGTTGCCACATATTAGAGCAGTGACTGAAGAAGACAAGAAATTGCCAAAATTTTCTTATAGTCGATTAGAACAATTTCTTAACTGCCCAATGGCTTATGATTTCAAATATAATAAGCATATGCAAACCAAAGATACCAGTTTGGCGTTAGAACTTGGCACATTACTGCATGCGGTGTTAGAGCATAAAGGTAAGATGCTTGTTGAGACTGGGACCGTAAATTTTAAAATACTTGACAAATTAAAGTCAGATGGTATAATTGAGACAAATGAGAAGACCAGAGAAGAAATTCCGGGGATTGTGGATTTAAAAAAGAAATACTGGGAAATATGGTCAGTTCCAGACAGTGAGAGCAGGACGTATGATGAGAAGCTGAAATTGTTTGATCAAGTTCTGCATACAGAAATGCAAGATGACAATTGGGAGCCATTTGCTTTTGAGATGCCATTTGAATTTGTCTGGGACGATAAAGTGGTTTTGCATGGATTTATTGATCGGGTTGATCAGAAAGATGGACGGTTTAGGGTGGTTGATTATAAGACATCTAAAAAGCCATTCCCCGACAACAAATTACCCACATCATTACAGTTTGGAATCTATGCATTGGCCTGTTTAAACAATGAACAAATTAAACGTATACCAGATGAATACATTTATAGATTTATTCTGTTAGACGATGAACAGCAGGCATTAACTAAAGGTTGGGAAAAGAGGTTAATTAAAAAACTAACTCAGACCTTTGATGCAATTGAAAAGCGTGATGAAGAATCACGGTTTGAACCCAAACCGTCACCACTTTGTTTTTATTGCAACTATGCTGTTACAAATCCAAATGCGCACGATTTTAAAGATATGTGCGAATATTACTCACTCTGGACTCCAGAAAATAAAACCTTTGAGAAGAATAAAGAGTGGAACGCTCTTGAAAATAAAGAACCTACAGAAACCAAGAGGAAACTAATTTTTTAAAGGAGAAACCGTATGTCTAAGAAACATCCAGGCAGAGATACTGATTACGCAAAATGGACTAGCCGTATGGCTAAACTTGAGAACTCACTTAAAGCTGAACGTGAAAGACTTAAAAAGACTGAAAAGAAAGACGGAACTCATAAAGGTCATAAGAGAGCAGAAAGAGAGGGCGAAGAATAATGTATTGGGATTCGGCAGCGACAACCCCAGTAAAACTGGAAGTATTGGATGCCATGTTACCTTATTTTACTGATAAGTTTTTTAATCCCTCATCAATTTATGAACCCGCCAGAGAAGTAAGGAGAGATATAGAAAAGGCCAGAGCAATTGTGGCTAAATCAATTAATGCAGACCCAGAAGAAATTTATTTCACTTCGGGTGGCAGTGAAGCTAATAATTGGGCGATCATGTGTTGTGGGTGGCATCCTCCTATTATCTCTACAATTGAACATCATTCATTGATGAAAGCCGCTCAGTATTATTCACCAATTGAAGTCGATCCGTATGGAAGAATTGTTATTACAGATTTTGAACAGAAGGTGCATGAGATTCCTAAGACAGAGCCTGTATCAATTCAGATGGTGAATAATGAAATCGG